TTTACCGATTGGATACGGTGAGGGTGAAATTTCACCGCTAGACGCCGCTGCAATGTCAACAATGCTAGTGCCCGGGGTTGGTGATGTCACTGGCCTAGCGGCTGACGTTGATATGTACATGCGCGACCCTGAGTCCAGAAACATTCCTAATTACCTTTTGACTGCTGCCGGTGCGCTACCGTTCCTGCCTGCTGCCTCAGTGATTAATCGTATGATGCCAAAAGACGATTTCACGGCTGAGATGGATCGGTTAGAGCTTGAGACCGGGCTAACCCGGGAGCAAAGGCTTGAGCAGGGTTATCCAGAAACCGTTTACCACGGCACGAAAGATCCGAGTATAGAGGCTTTTGTAAGCAGAAACAGGGTCAAAGAACCGGGCACTTTCGTTGCAACAGATCCAATTCAGGCCGCAAGTTATGGCCCGATAACAATGCCGTTACGAATAAACCCTGAAAATTTTGCAGTTGTAGATTTTGATACTTTTACTTGGCATCAAGCGCCCGAAGATGCCGTAATAAAATTTCCTGATGGCACAGAGATTAAGGTCGGGGGCATGGACACCGATCAGATTGCCGATATTGCAAGGGAAAATGGCGCACCCGGTTTGAAATTTAAAAACATCATAGACATCGGTCATGATATTAATATCCAGCCTGACACGCGAAACTTGCCTTTAGAGTTAGTTCAGTCAAAAGAATATCAAGAGAAATACATGGAGCCGTTGCAAAATTATTACGATGCTGGCGGTGCCGATCAGTACGCAATATTTGATACTTCAAGAATAAGATCTATTAACGCTAAGGCAGACCCAGCACAAAAAGAATCATCAGAAATTCTGGCTACAATTGCGCCGATGGCAGTTGGGACCGGCGCGGCATACATGGTCAGGCCGTCTAGGTCACAAGACGAGGAAACCTAACAATGGCTTCAATGCGCGAGCTATCAGAGCAGATTCTAGGCCAGACGATTCTTAACAAAGAAACCGAGGACTACATGATGACGCCTCGGGGTCCGATCAGGCGTCCAGCAGAGGCGGTAGAGGTCGAAGAGTCGGTATTCTCAAGGCCACTGGACATGGAGGGCCGGTTCTCAATGCTGCCCCTGCGTGATGTGCCCGGTGGTGAACGAGAGTTTGCGCTACCTTTACCACTGGCTGAGATGATGAACGTGTTCACGGCTCCGGGACGAGCCTTGACCCAGTCAGACTTTGATCCAGAGCAAGAGGCTTTGGACTTTGCGCTAGGCGTTACGGGCGGATCAGCAGCAGGCACAGCGCCGGTTGGATCACTGGCAATGGGTGTGCCAAGGATACAACTGCCGAGAGGTGTCGAAAGGCCCGGTGCTATACCAGAGATGGATGATCGAAAGTTCATGCAGCCGAAGATGGAAGAAATGACCATTGACGCGGAACGGGTTCAGTTCGAAAAACCGGCGATCAGTTTGGCAGATTACGAGGGCAAGAATGCACTGGTAACCATGACCGACAGAACCCCAGCCGGTGACGTAATTTATGGCGCTCGGGGCGTTGAGTTTAACGAGCCGCTACCGTTGCAGGGTGGTCAGAACTATATGTTCAACAACCCCGGTGAGGTTTGGGCGATGGATACCGGCGGAGCATCCACTGTACTGAATCGTGGTGGTGACATGATCGTATTGCCTATGAACATGGCGACAACGTCAGTTGATTTTCCAACGATGGCCCCCGCTGCTCACATGCGATACTCACAGAACAGCATGAACAAAAAAAACAAGAAGTACGTTGAGCGGTTGATTAAAAAGGGCGGTGATAGTCAGCTACCCAAGGGCGATGATCAGGTGCCAATACCTGACTTCCCCGGCATCGATGCGCCAGACATGGATAATTACTTAGCTGGACTGAGTGGTCCGCAGAGAAAAACCATCAACAATGTATTTAACATGGTGGCAAATCCAAGCCCGAAGCAAATAAAAGGCGGGATCAAAAAGGTCGATGGCGCTCTGACCAACACTGAAATGCGTATGATCATTACGGCTCCAGAGCAGCTTGATATACCTAGCTTAATGCAGATTGAAAACGTAGGGATTATGTCGGGTGGTAGGTCACGCGGTCCTCACACCACTTACAATACGTCTCTGAGCGGTGAGGGATTGGGCAGGATAGATCGACCGTTAACAGCTCAGGACATGATGCCGCAACTGTTTCCAAGGTCTACGCCAGACTACATTGACTCAAAAGATGCGTACACCGCTAGGCTTGGTCAGCGGACTGTTCCGATAGATGAAAAGCTTCTGCGTCGATTAGGGTACTGATTACAAATTTTTGTACGACCTTTGATACCCGGCTGGATTTCATAGCTCGCACCAAATCTTCGTAATCCTTGGTGCCGTAACGAATGTACGACTGAGAGCATAGCGTCAGCCATTCATCGGCTAACGTGTTTTGCTTGGGCGTTAATTTCATAGATAACTCCTTGCTGATTGATTAAGAGTTGATCCACTCGTCATATGTTTTGAGTGGTGCGCCAGTGGTGATGTCGATACCGTTACCATCGTTGGCGCAACTTAGGTAGATCTGATACTCGGCGTCATCACTGCCCCGAGCTTGCGTTTGCCAAAAAATCTCTTGCTTGAGTTCCATATGTATCTCCTTGCTGGTTGTGAAGCGGCTTACGCCGCCTCCTCTATCGAATTAATTACGTCTTCGTCCCAGTAATCGACAGCATAGTAGAGTGTGCCGTTGATGTTGCTAGGGCGATCGTCAACAGAAACCACACCTTTTTTGATCAATGAGGCTAAAGCACCCCTTAAAATCTTTGGGCTATCTTTGACTAAATCATGACTGGTGAAACACTCGGTCTCTGTCAAAATGTCTTTAATCGTTAGCAGAATGTGCTTTTCTAATGTGGTGAATTGTTCCATGTGTAACTCCTTGCTGGTTAAGTGCCGCCGAACCCCGACGACAAAAAGAGTATCGCATCTTACTGGTAAGATAACAACCCCCTTAATGTAAAAAAGTTGAAATAATTTGCACAAGGGTGATAATTGGTCTACGGCAACCGCCCAGCCGAGAACTTGGGTGAGTTAACAGGGATCAAACAAAATGGCAGAAGTCGAGGAGATATACGAAGAAGAGCAGGACGTTGAAGAGGAGCTTGAGATTGAGGACGCAGCCATCGATGAAGTCGATGAGGGCGAGCCTGAAGCAGAAGAAGCTGAATCAGAAGAGCCTGACGAAATAGTAGTATCCATTGACGGTGAGGAACCGCCGCCTCAAGAGGAGCAAGCCGCACCCGAATGGGTCCGAGAGCTTAGACGCGAACACAGGGAGTTGAAGAAACGTAATCGAGAATTAGAGAGCCGGGTAAACCAGTCAACTGAGACCAATCCAGTTGTTAGCTTGGGACCGAAGCCGAATCTTGAAGCTTTAGATTACGACACCGAGAAATACGAGCAGTCCCTAGCTGACTGGTACGAGCGTAAAAGACTCGTCGATGATCAGCAGGGCCAAGTCCGCCGCGCCGAAGAGGAGCAGCAACAGGCTTGGAACGCGAAGCTGGAGGGTTACGTTGAGGCCAAGACCAAGTTAAAGGTCAGGGACTATGACGATGCTGAGGAAGTCGCGCAGCAGATGTTCAACGTAGTTCAACAGGGCGTTGTAATTCAAGGTGCTGAGAACCCTGCGCTAGTGATTTACGCTTTGGGTAAGAACCCCAAGAAGGCTAAAGAGCTTGCCGCAATAGACGATCCCGTAAAGTTTGCCTTTGCGGTGGCAAAATTGGAGAGTAATTTGAAGATTGGAAATCGCAAGGCTGCAACACAGCCCGAGAGAACGGTATCGGCAACGGCACCATCGAGCGGAGCTGTGGACTCAACCCTAGAACGGCTGCGAGAAGAAGCCTCGAAGACAGGTAACATGGATAAGGTCATGGCCTATAAACGAGCGCAGAAACGAGCGGCGAAATAAATTAAAAGGAGCCAATCATGGCTAATTCGTTTAGTAAAGAAGAACGCGTAGCGTTCGAAAACATCTTGGAAGGTTTCCACGATGCATTAGTGTTAAGCAGAAACGTTGGTGTTTACACCACCGATCAGGTAATGATGGAACGCACCAATGACGTTATCTGGCGTCCGATGCCTTACATCGGCACCTCTATCGATGCCGCTCCCGGCGTTGATATTGCTGCTGACTACCAAAACTTCACTCAGTTGGCAGTGCCTTCTACCATTGGCTTCAGCAAAGCAGTACCGTTCACAATGAACGCTCTGGAATTGCGCGATGCCTTGCAAGAAGACCGACTCGGTGCGGCTGCTAAGAACAAGCTTGCCTCTGACATCAACGTAGCAATTATGAATGTTGCTGCTTTGCAGGGCACGTTGGTTGTTAAGCGGACTGCTGCTGCCTCTGGCTATGATGACGTTGCACAAGCTGACGCGATCATGAACGAGCAGGGTGTGCCCGACTACGAGCGGACTTTGGCTTTGTCTAGCCGTGACTACAACGGTATGGCAAACGATCTGTCTAAGGCTTCACGATCTTTCGGCAACGAAAAGTCTGACTCAGCCTATGAGCGCAGCCGTGTTGGCATGGTAGCTGGCTTTGATACGTTGAAGCTTGACTACGCTAACCGAATCACTGCTGCTGCTGGCGGCGGTGCGATCACTATCGACACGCAAAATGCTGCTACGAACTACCTCGTTCCTGCTGCAACTAGCAACGCGGTTGGTGGTCAGATTAACGTCGACAACCGATACCAGACTGTAACTGTCTCTAGCACTACTAACGTAGCCGCTGGTGACGCGTTCACAATCGCTGGTGTTGAAGCCGTTCATCACATCACTAAGCAGTCTACTGGTCAGCTGAAGACGTTCCGAGTTATCTCGGTAACCAACGGCACGACTATGGTGATCTCACCCGGGATCATCTCAAACCAAGTAGTATCTGATGCCTCGGCTCAGTACCAAAACTGTATCGTTACCCCGGCGGCTGCTGCGGCGATTGTGTTCTTGAACACGACCACTGCCTACGCAAACCCGTTCTGGCAGCGTGACGCTTTGGAACTGCTCCCCGGACGGTACGCTGTACCCTCTGACGCAGGCACTGCGGTAATGCGCGGAACCACTGATAACGGCATTGAGCTGGTTATGCAGAAGTTCTACGACATCAACACGATGACCACCAAGTATCGGTGCGACACGTTGTTCGGTGTAGTGAACAAGCAGCCAGAAATGTCTGGAATCATGTTGTTCGGACAGGTGTAAAAAATGGCGGGGGGCTTCGGCCCCTCGTTTCTTTTTAGGAGCGTGA